GTGCTGGAGACCGTCGCCATGCCCGCAGGCATGTCGGGGCTCTTCGTGCGGGGCGTGAACGTCAACGGCTACGTGGCAAACCATCCCAACTGGAACCCCGACGAGCGGGTGCGCGTCGTGCCGACGGGCGGGCCCGCGCTGCAGGCCGAAGACTACTCGCACTTCGAAGGCTTCGACTTCGACGGCGTGAACGCTGGCGGCGTCAACGGAATCGAGAAGCGGTCGGGCTTCGTCGGCGATCCGTCGGTCTGGCTCGAAGACTGCATCGCACACGACTTCGCGAAGCTCGGCGTCGACATCCGGGGCGACGACACGGTCGTCGAGCGCACGACGATCTTCGACTGCGGCGACTGGGGTCTCTACGTCGGAACCGCTGCCGACATCGTCGTCGCGGCGGTGCTGATCTACGGCTGCGGCAGCGGCCTATTCGCCTGGGGCGGCGGCAAGGTCGCGCACCTGACGGTCGCCGACTGCACTTCGACAAACTACGCCGCGATCGACCTTCGCAACGGCACTGTCAAGGTCGCCAACTCGCTCGCCTTCGACAATCGGCAGCAGTACGGCTTCGCCAACCAGGCGAGCGCCGAAGTGATCTACACGACCAGCCATTCGAGCGACCCGGGCACGTATCACACGACGGGCAACTTCGAGAATCTCAGCGGGCCCGCTACCGTCCATCTCAGCGAGAGCAACCCGTCGCTCGACGCCGAGCTGCGACCGCAGGACGGCGGCTCTGCATACCTGACCGGATTCGGCCCGACCGACATCGACAAGGACGCCGACCGCCGCAGCTTCGCCAGCCCGCGACCGTCGCGGGGGGCGCTCGAATCGATCGGATCCGACGTCGCCGTCGTCGACGAAGGCGAGACGATCTGGTCGAGCGACGGCGTCGGCGAGCCCGTGCACACGGCGGCCCGCTTCGAGCCGATGAAGCTCGACCGGCAGACCCTTCGAGCTGCCGCCCTGGCAGCGATGCACAGCGACGCCAGGGCGAAGGAAGACGACCCCGAAGTGCCTGGCGGCTGGGCCGCCGACCGTCGGGGCTGGTGGGGCGACAAGGTGCACGGCATCGAATTCGGGTCGCGCCTTTGGCTGCTAGACCGCTCGGTCATGGTCGACGAGACCGTCGCCCGCGCCGAGCAGTATCTCGAAGACTCGCAGCAGTGGCTCGTCGACCAGCGCATCGCGACCGAGGTCTACGCCGAAGCCGAGCGCGTCGATAGCAAGATCGCCGCCGACATCGTCGCCGACCGCGACGAGAAGGGCGGCGAAGAGCTGGATCTGCGGTTCGATGACATCTGGGGGGATCTGTATGCCTAGCACTCTGCTCGGTTTCAGCGTGCCGACGCTCGGCGAAGTCGTAGAGCGGGTGCTCGACGACCTGAACGCCAACCTGCCCGGCGAGGATGCCCGGATCCAGCGCAGCGAGCCCTTCGCCTTCGGCACCGCGGTCGGCGGCGCCGTGAAAGGGCTCTACGGCTTCGTTCGCTTCCTGGCGCGACAGATCCTGCCCGACCGTGCGACGGGCGACTACCTGGTGCGACACGCGACGATCTGGGGCATCTTTCGCCAGCTGCCGACCTTCTCGTCGGGCGAGATCCGGGCGACTGGCAACGTCGGCACGACGATCCACGATGGCACGGTCTGGCAGCTGCTCGACGGCAGCGTGCAGTATCAGCAAGTCGGCGACCAGGTCGTCGGCGGCGGCGGCTTCGTCGACGTGCCTGTCTTCGCCCTGGTCGAAGGCGAGGCGGGCGACGCCGTCGCTGCAACGCTGGTGACGCTCGCCGACGAAATCGCCGGGATCGATTCCGACGGCGTCGTGCAGACCGACATCGACGGCGGCAACCCCCTCGAAGACGACGACAGCCTTCGCGAGCGCGTCGTCGACAAGATCCGCAAGCGACCGCAGGGCGGCGCCGACGCCGATTACGAGGCTTGGATCAAGGCGAGCGGGCCCGTCGACCGGGTCTTCGTGACCCCGAACGAATTCGGCAACGGAACCGTCGGGCTCCGCTTCGTCATGACGGTCGAAGCGGGCGGCGTCAGCGACGACGCGGTGCCTTCGGGCGGCGACGTGACGAACGCAGAGAACGCCGTCGCCGCGCAGAAGCCCGTCACAGCCGACGCGCAGGTCGTCGCGCTGTCTGCCGAGTCGCACACCTTCGACATTTCGCTCGTTCCCAACGACTCGCAGACGCAGTCGAATGTCACAGCCGAGATCAACGGGCTCTTCCTTCGGGCGGCGGTGCCCGGGGGCACGATCTCGCTCGGCGAGCTGCGCGGGGCAATCGACTCGGCGGCGGGCGAAGACTCGCACGTCGTCAACCTGATCGACGGCTTCGCCCCGGTCGAAGATGCGATCCCGATCGGCGCCGACGGCTGGCCTACGATCTCGCTGCCGATCACCTGGTCTTAGGGGGCAGGGATGACGACCCCGCTCGCCGCTGCCGCCGACTACATCGAAGCTCTCTTCGACCTGCTACCGCCCGGGCGCTACTGGCGCCGCAACGTGCGCACGACACGGCTCGCCCGCTTCATTGCGGGGCTATCCGAAGAGCTGGCGCGCCATCACAACCGCGCGCTCGACCTGATCGAAGAGCTGGATCCGCGCACGACGGTCGACATGCTCGACAATTGGGAAGAGCTGCTCGGGCTGCCCGACCCGTGCGTGCCCGAGTCGCTGCAGCCGTCGACGACCGCCGAGCGGCAGGAAGCCGTGCACGCCGCCTGGACTGCGGCGGGCGGGCAGTCGGCGAGCTACTTCGAGGGCGTCGCCGACACGCAACTCGGCGTCGCCCCTGGCACCTGCGAAGTCGTCGAGCTGCAATACACGCCGTTTCGCACGTCTGTAAACCGCTGCGGCGACCGCCTGAACGTGCACGGCTCGCAGTTTATCTGGACCTTGAAAGCGCCCGCCGCGACCAGCGCGGCGAAGCGGGCGCAGCTCGAATGCCTGATCGACCGACTGAAGCCGTCGCACACGGTCGTGTGGTACGAGTACACGCTCTGACCCGAAGGGGGCTCTGCCATGTTCCGAACCGACGCCGCCGACAACGTCGCGATCAAGCCCGCCTACACGGCGATCGGCACGCCCGGCTATCACACGGGCGGGCCGCCTGGCACCGTCTACACGCACGAAGTCGCGAACCACGTGCAGGAAGAGATCGCGAGCGTCGTCGAGCTGGTCGACGAGCAGGTGCTCGACAAAGCCGACGATCAGCAGCTGAAAACGGCTCTCTGGCATATCCGCGGGATCCGTAGCAGCGACACGGGTCTCGCGTACCCGACCGACACGCTCGACTTCTATGTCGTGATCAACGGCGACAACTGCGAAGCAGCCGCCCCGGGCGGCACCGTGATCTCGGGGTTGGAGTGTCAGATCCAGGGCGGCGGCTCGGGCGTGCTCTCGGCGATCGTCGCCAGCTTCGACACGCTGGTGCACCAAGACGCCGAGTTTTGCTTCGCCGCTGCGCTCGGTGTCGGCGACGTGCGGGGCACGTACAACGCTGCACTTGCGACGCAGAACGGGCCGATCATGCGCGGTGCGAACAGCATCGCGGGCGCCAACGATTCCGGGGAGATCGACGGCGTTTACAACGTCGTCTTCGCTTCCAAAGAGAAGCCTGCCGACACGTGGTTTGCTTCGACCGTGTATCACTCGGCGATGCTCGCTTCGGAAAACTCGAAGGGCTCGGGCGGCGCGAACGAGCTGCAGGGCTTTCTCGCGACTCGGTCGGTATCGATCGCGGGCGTCAACCTGGCAGCCGCCATCGCGACCGAGAGCGTCGGGATCCAGGCTGACCGCTCGGCAGCGCTCGCAGCCTACTTCGGCAACATCCAAGGCGGCGACCTGAACGCGGTCATCGCTTCGCAGCAGTTCTCGCTCGACGGCGACCAGTGCGCGATCATCGCCGCCGACGACAACGCCTTCGGCGACCCGACGATCCTGTCGACCGCCGACAATAGCGCCCTGCTCGCCACCTTCGGCAAGTGCATCGTCGCCAGCGCGTCGCAGGCGATCGTCGCCTGCAGCGGAAACAACGCGGGCGGGCTAGAGCTGACGGCGGCGGGCACGACTTCGGCTTTCATCGGGTGCGCGGGCGATGCGAAGCTCTCTGGCGTGCAGGTCGTCGCGCTCGGCAGCAATTGGAGCACCTTCGGCGGCACCATCGTCGACAACACCTGCGTCGTTGGCGGCGACGTGACCGGGAAGCAGTGGCGCCTGCAGTCGGGCGGCGGCACCGCGGGAACCGGCTACTTCAACGCGGGCGCCGTGCTCGGCGGCGCAGACTACGCCGAGTGTTTCGAGCTGGCGTCGCCGGGCTCGCCCCTGCCCGTCGGCGCGCTCGTCGCCCTGGTCGGGCGCAAGGCGAAGCTCGCCGAGCCAGGCGACCGGGTGCGGGGCGTCGTGTCTGCCGACCCGATGGTGCTCGGCAACGCTGCACCGCTCGGGTGGCAGGGCGCTCTCGACCGCAACGAATGGGGAGAGCCGAAGCTCGAAGTCGTCGAGTGCGTGCGCTGGCGCAAGGTAAAGCCGACGGTCGAGCGCGTGCACGAAGAGCGGGTGCGCTGGAAGGCGAAGCCCGAGCGCGTCAAGCCGACGGTCGAGCGTTGGGTATTCTGGCCCGACCTGCCGCTGCCACGGAAGAAGGGGCAGCCCGTGCTGTACGACGGGCCGCCGATGGATGGCTACGACGGGCCCGTCGCGACGTGCGCCGTCGAGCCCCCGAACGTCGCCCGTTACTACAACGTTCGCGGCAAGCCCCGAGTCTTCCCGGCGCGGGAAGCCTTCGACGCTGCCGTCGACGACGTGCCCGACGACCTGGTCGTGCCGATCGACGCATCCCGCTACCGCAAGCTGGTCGAAGAGCGGGTGCTCGCCCCGGGTCGCCAGGGCTACGACGGGCCCGTCGCCGACCTGCCCGCCGACCTGGAAGTGCCCGACGACGCCGAGCACTACACGACGACGCAGGGCAAGGTCGCGAAGGGCTTCGACCCCGCGAAGGCTGGCGACTATGTCGGTCGGCAGGATCGGCTCGACGAATGGGCGCAGGTCGCCCTGCTCGGGCAGCTTCGAGTGCGGGTCGCGCAGGGCGTCGCCGTCGGCGACTACCTGGCACCCGGCGAAGGCGGCGTCGCTGTCGCGACCGACGACGGCGAGCCCGCCCCGGGGCGCCCGATCGAAGTGCTCGAAGTGCTTCGCAGCTACACGAAGACCCGGGGCTGCGCGGTCGCGCTCTGCTTCGTCGGATGATCGGCTCGCTGATCAAGGCGCGGGCCCGGGCCCTTAACGTCGACGAGAGCGACGTCGTCTTGCCGTCTACGGCGTTTCGACGCTCTTCGGGCGTCAGAGTGCCCCCGAGCGCTGCGACGTCGCAGGCGGTCGATTCTCGCCCTTCTCGGCGACGCCGTCGCTCGGGCGGTCGACCGATGGTGCTCGAAGACGTCAGCGCCGCTTGCGAGTCTTTCGCTTCGCGGTTTTGAGCGATCGGTGTAGCGCATCCTTCGCGTGCTTCTCGAAGGTGCGCTGCACGGCTCGGTCGACCTGGCGGGCGAAGTCCCAGACCTTCTGCACCCGCGCGCGGCTGTGCATCGAATACATCAAGACGAGCCGCTGATTCTTGCGCTTCTTCCCGCCTTTGAACACTCGCCCGCCAGACCGCCCCGCAGGCGACCAGCGGCGCTTTTCGGCTCGCAGAACGATCTGCGCGGGAAACTTCGCGGGCGTCGTCTTCGCCGCCTTCGTCGGTCGAGCCCCCTTCGGCACGGCGACGTGCGGCGTGCCAGACTTGGCGGGCTCTCTGTAGCCGCCGAGAGCCTGCAGCCGCATGTATAGCCGCGTCGACCCGACCTTCGCGACGATGTCGGGCTGCCGCTTGCTGCTCGGTTCCATGACGATCCCGCGCTCGGTCCAGCGGTTCCGAATGATGAAAGAGCCCGGCAGGCGACGCTTCAGGTCGCTAGTTGCGTCCTTCGCGGTCAGGTTGACGGCGAGCGACGTCGCGAAAGCCATCTGCGATTCGACTTCGTTGTCGAGATACCCGAGCAGCTCTTCGGGGTCGAGCAGCAGCGTGACGACATTCGGGTCGCCGTACTCCCACCGTCGCTTGCTGGTCCGTCGAGCTGCCACGCCCCGAGCGTGCACTGCGACACGTTGACAGCGCAAGGATTCGCTCGCCAGGATTGCGGACGATGGCGAAGGAAGGAACCGAGACCGAGTGGGGCTTCTGGTATGCAGAGCGCTGCAGGCACGTCTGCTCGCTGCTCGGCTTCCGATGGTGGCGCGTCGTCGCCCTGATCCCGCTCGTCGAGCGGCGAAGCATCCTGCGCGACGTGCACAACTGGCACGGTCTGAAGTTTCGCCGCCGCATCGGGGCGTCGGGTCGCGTGCGCAAGGTCTCGCCGGAAGTGCTCGACTCGGGCGAGGCCCGACCGACCGCCGACGACTTCGCCGCCTTCGAGAGCGTCGAAGACGGGATCGCGGGCTTCGTCGCCTTCGTCCGTCGGCGCCACTATCGGCACCCGATGCTCGACGACGACCGCGTCGACGACCTGCGCTTCGTCGCCTGGTTGTGGCTGTCGGGCTATGCGACCGGGCGTCGGTACGTCGAGACCTTCGCCCGCCGCTGCCAGTATCTCGGCAGCGTGACGCGCTCGACCGACCAGGGGCTCGACGACGAGCTGCACTCGCTCGCCGTGACGAAGATAGACGCGGGGCTCGCATCGGTGCTCGAAGACGGTCGGTCGCTTCGCTACGGTCGCCAGCGTCGACGCTACGGGCGGCAGGCTCTCGCCGACACGCTGCTCGGGCACCCGACGAAGATGCAGGTGCTCGACTTTGACCTGCCCGAGTGCAACGAATGGAGGCTCGCCCGATGAGCGTCGCCCTTCGAGAGCTACCCGAAGCCGTACGGCTCGCCCTGCTCGGCGCGCTCGGCGGAATGCGCGGCACGTGCGTAACCCCCGGGCGCAAGCTCGGGCACAAAGCCCGCCGGATCTACGATCGGCACGGCAAGCGGCGAGAGATCGTCGCGTCGGGCGTGACGCTACACGAAAGCGTCATCGAACGGATCACGCCGACCGACGGCTCGGCGCCCCGTGGCAGGGCAGAGCCCGCCGACGTGCTCGCGAAGCGCGGGCTCGGCGTGCACTACACGATCCACCGTCCAAACGACGAGCGAGCGGTCGCCGCCGACGTCGTCGTCGAGCAGCACGCCCCGGTCGACCGAGCGGTCGCGCACGCGGGCGGCTGGCACAACCGCCGCGACGTCGCCTTCGAGATCGAAAACTGCTACCGCCCGCCCGACGGCGACGCCGCAATCGACCGCGCCATCGGCGGCAGCAACTCGGTTCGCGGCGTGCGCGATGTCATCGAAGGCCGGTGGGTATGGCGCGGGCGCAAGCGCAAGCATCGGCTCTACGTGTGCCCCGCGCTCTCGCAGCTCGAAGCGCTCTTCGCGCGGCTGACGCTGCTCGCGGGCGAGCTGAATCGCTCGCTATGGTTCCCATGCATCGACGAGCGAAAGGGCTTCAAGTGGGGCCGCTCGTCGGGGCACAAGCGACGGGCCGAAGGTCGGCTCGCCGTGAACGCGCACTACCGCTGGCACCATGCCGACGGGCTGGTGCCCGAGTGCTATTGCTGGCTCCGCTCGCTGGGCTTCGCCCCTGCGCAGAGCTACGGGCACACGCTGCGCATGGCAAGCGCTGGCAAGCGTTGGACGCCGCCGCCAGGGGGTTAGCATGGATTGGATCGGCTTCGTCGCTCTCGGTCTCACCTTCGTTGCGTCGGCGGTCGGCGCTGCGATGAAGGTGTCGGGGCTCGTCGCGAAGGTGCGCGAAGACCTGACCGAGATCAAGGAATCGCAGGCGGGCACCGCCGCCGTCGTCGGCGAGATTCGCTCGACGCAGCGGCGGCACTCGCAGCGGCTGCAGGTCGCAGAGCAGCGGATCGGGGCAGCCGAGACGAACGTCGCCGTGCTTCAATCGAAGGTGCCGACATGATGGGAGAGCAGCAAGCAATCGAAGCAGTTGACGAAGCGCTAGGGGCTGGCGAAGTCGCAGCCTGGCTCGCTCTCGTCGCTGCCGTGGCAGCCCTGGTCGCATGGGGCTTGACAGAGCTTGTCAACCGCAAGTGGCTGTCGCCCTGGAAGGCTTCGCTGCGGTCGAAGGCGAAGGCGCGTGCGCTCGCAGCTGGCGAGCCCGAGCCCGAGCCCGAAGAGCTGCTCGGCTGGTGGTGGGTCGGCATGGTCGCGACGATCGCCGCGCTCATCGGTTGCGCCGCTGGTGCGGTCGTGTGCGAGCTGACGCCGATCGGGTCTGCGCCGCTCGGCGCGCTGGTCGGTCTCGGCGCAGGGGCGTCGCCCGCCTGGATCGTGCGGCGGGTCAAGTCGAAGGCGAAGTCGGCGACGGGCGGCGATGACTGAGCCCGCCCGAAAGCCCTGGCACCGCGACGACGAGCGGTTTCTCGCCGAGCTTCGGCAGGGCGTCGCCTGGCAACACTTCGTCGCGCACTACTTGCGGCTTCGCGGGCTCGACGTGCAGCTCGTCGACACGTACTGGCGCGACTCGGTCGCGACCCGTCGCCGCGTGGCAGACGTCGACCTGGTCGTCGAAGGCTTCGCCGTCGAAGTCAAGGCGCGCCGCTATCGCTGGTCGGGCCCCTTCGACCTGCCCTTCGACCCGATGCTCGTCGCCCCGGTCGCCGAGTTTGAAGCCTGGCAGCCGACGCCATGGGCGCACGTTCACGTCAGCGTGCCGACGGGTGCTCTCGTCGTCGTCTTCGACGACAGCCGCCGCGACTGGCGCCAGGTCACAGTACACGACCGCATGCGCGGGCTCGCCCGCCCTGCGCTCGCCGCGCCCCGTCGTTGCTGGCAGACCGTCGACGCCCTGGTCGAGCGGGTGCAGCGATGACTGCGCTATGGGGCTGGCTGACGAAGGGCGCGCGCAAGGTCTGGCTCGTCTTGCTGGTGCTCGCCGCAATCGCGGTGCCTTGGATCGCGCTCGGCGTCACTCGCAAGCAGCTGAAGCGCACCCGCGAAGACCTGGCGCACCGCACGGCGCAGCTCGAAGTCGCCCGAGAGAAGGGGCAGATCGAAGGCGACGCCGCCGCGCACGAAAGGCGCATCGGCGAAGAGCTGCGCGACCGCCTTCGAGAGCTGCAGCAAGACGCCGAAGCCGACGCGACTCGCTTCATCGAGCTGCGCGCCGAGATGGATCGCCGTGTCGGTCCCGACGAAGCTGCGAAGCTCTGGCGAGAGACCTTCGCAGAGCTGCGCGAAAGCGAAGGTGGTTGACGGTGCGAGGCTTCGTCTCGACGCTGGTTGTTGCCTTCCTTTGTGGCGTCGCGTCGCAGGGGGCAGCCGCAACCCCTGCCGCTGCCCCCTGCACCGATGCCCGGGTCGACGGCGACTCGGGCCCATGCCTGATCGTCAGCGAGCAGGAAGCCCGCCGCGCCCTGACGTGCCTTCGCGTCGAGCTGCCAGAGTGCGAAGCGCATGCGACAAACCGTGTCGCACTACTCGAAGCCGAGCTTGCCGCCGAGCGCGACCGCACGGCGACGCAGCTCGACCGCGCCGACAAGCTCGCAGCGCTGCTCGACGCTTCGACCGCACCGCCGAAGCCGACGCCTTCGCCCTGGCGCACCGTGGCAGCCGTCGTCGGTTTCACGGTCGCAGCCGTCGGGTCGCTGGTGCTCGGCTTCGAGCACGACCGAGACGAAGTCGCCGTGCCCGTCGGGCTGCTCGCTGGCAGCGGGCTCGTCGTCGGCATCGTCGCAACCATCGACCCTTAGGGGGCTGCAATGCTCAACGTCCTAGACCACTTCGACCGCTTCAAGCCTGGCAACCCGCTGCCCGAGCCGATCCGCAAGCTGCTGCGCAAGGATGGCGACGGGATTACGACGTGCATCGCCGACTATTCGGGCGTGAACGCGACCGAATTCTACTACGAATGCCCCGACGACCGGATCGCGCTGATCAACGAGCTGATCGTCGACGTGCAGCAAGTCGGCACGTGGACGGTCGCGAAGTACGGCGGCATTTCCGCGCTGACGACCGGGGCGAAGATCCAGGTGCGCGAAGGCGAGTCGACGGTCGTGCACGACCTATTCGACGGGGCGGTCGTCAAGACGAACGCCGATTGGCAGGCGCACGTGCACCGCCTGGATTACGTGCAATGGTCGGCGGCAACGCAGAGCTTGAAGCTGCTATTCAACTTCGCCGCGTCGGGCGTGCCCGTCTTGCTGCGCCCGGGGCAGCGGCTGACCTTCGTCGCCGACGACGACTTCGACGGGCTCGACTCGCACACCTTCAAGGCGACCGGCTACTTGTACCAGCGCGACGGGCAGCTCGTTCAGCCGCCCGTGCCATAGCCAGAGCTTCGACGAGACGGCGGGGCTTTGCCCCCTAGAAACGCAGAGAGCCCCCGAAGGCAGGGCAACCTACCTTCGGGGGCTCCGATGCGTCAGAGAGCAGAAAACGGGGGGTCTATGGCGACGACCGCTCGACGTCGTCGAAGACCTGGTCGAGCACATTGCGCACCAGCCGACGCGCAATGGTGTCGACGGGCTCGGCGAGCAGCACCGCCTTCGGCATCCACTGCCCGTCGACCAGCTCTTCGACGGCTTCGGTCGCGATGTAGTGACGGTTCCCGCGCCGCCCGTCGGGAATGAGCGATTGCGCGCTGACCCGCCGAGAGTATGCGAGCCCGCCGTCGTGCTCGCTGGTGCGGTAGGAAAAGCGCGACTGTCGCAGCGCTTCGAAGAAGCGGTGCAGGGCGTCTTCGAGCAGCTCGGTCGGCGTCTTGTCGGGCGCGCTCATCGGTGCGCCCCGCTCTGCACGTCGGCGATCGTCATCGCCGCTTCGCTCGGTCGGGCGATGCCCCCGAAGGTGACGACCGTCGTCGGCATGCCGTGCAGCTCGCACCAGCGGTCGAAGACCGAGCGTTTCGGCTCGGCGGGCTTGCCGACGACCTTGCGCTCGCTGTCGAAGTAGACCCAAACGCGCCGCAGGCGTGGCTCTTTGTGCCCTTCCCGCTGCACGCGCAGCACGTAGACCTTCCCGCTCGGGGCGGGTCGCGCGACGCCGACGGGGGTCATGATGCGCCCCCTTCGAGCCCTTCCCGGGCGATGCGTCGCCGGATCCAGGCGAGCTGCGACGGCGCGGTGCCGTTGGGATTCGGGAAGCGCACGCGGTGCTCGGGCAGGGCGCGGTGCAGCGCATCCTGCCAGGTCGGGGCGGCGTGCACTTCGACGAAGAGCCCGCCGCTTGCCAGCTCGAAGAATTCGGGCCGCTGCTCGACCAGGGCGAGCAGCCCCGCCCGCACCAGCGCCTGCCAGTGGCACCAGGTTCGGTCGTTGTCGCCGTGCTCGGGCGGTCTGCCGACCGCGTGCGGCTTCGAGGTCTCGCAGGGCGTCATGATGCCTTCGCGAGCGCTGATATATCCGACCATCGCGCCGAGCTTCGCAGCGCGCCGCTCGGCGTAGTCTCGGCGGCTCTCGAAGAGCTTGCCCTTCCAGAGCTGCGGCGCTGGCAGCTCTTCGTCGCCGTCGGCGGGCTTCCCGCTCGCGCCGACCAGTATTACGTGGGGGATCATCGGTTGTCGCTCCTTTGCTGGGCCCATGGATACTCGAAAGCACGCCCGCCGCGTGGGCCCTTCGCGGGCAGGCGAACGTCGGAAGCGTGCACGAAGCGCACGCCAAACTCGAAGGTGTGCACGCGGATCCAGCGCCCGGGGCGCCGTCTCGGCATGCGAGAGAAGTCGGCAAGCTCTCGGGCTCGCCGAAGCGATACGTGCTCGGTCGTCGGGCAGGCTTCGACGAGCCCGCCGCGCCAGCGCCCGAAGATGCGCGCTTCGCATTCCAGGCGCCAGCCGACGGCGACGAGCCGAGCGCTGCAGTCGTGGCAGCCGAGCCCTTCGAAGCGCTGCAGCTTCTTCCCGGGGCGCCCGGCGATCATCCGTCGAGCCAGCTTGTCGCAGTACGGGCAGCGGGGCGGCTCGTTCATTCGTCGCCCCGCTTCTTCCATGGCGGGTCGTGCTCGGGGCAGGGCCAGACATACGGGAAGGGCGCTTCGCGCGGCACGTCGAGCCGCTCGGCTTGCTTGGCGCTGATCGTTCCGTCGAAGATGCAGCCTTCGGCGAGCGCCTTCGCCAGCTCGCAGAAGTCAGCCCCGCCGCGCACGACGTCGTCGGGGTCGAGATACTTCGAGCAGCGCGGGGTCGACTCGCAGTTGCTCGCCGTCCAATCCATGTACTGCGAGCCCGACGAGAAGGGGCGCACGCGCTTGTCGGCGCTCATTCTTCTGGCTCGCTGCAGGCGCAGGGCGTGCAGGTAGTCTGCTCGTCGGCGGCGAGAGCTGCACCGCAGTCGCTGCAGCGGCGCCGCTCGCCGTGCAGTGGCACGACTTCGGCGACCTGGTCGTCGTGATCGTCGC